TGCGGCTTGCATAAAACGTATGTGGGATAAATTTATTGATCCCATCGGTATTGGTGGTGACGCCAGCAAGTTCGACATGCACGTAAGTCAAACAGCGCTCCAATTTGAACATTTGTTTTACCTTATTCCACACGTAGGCACGTATGAGGCCGCGTTATCGCTATATCAGCGAATCCGTGAGGAAGACCACGAGGTCATGGACTATGACACCGACGCAGAGGAATTAGCGTGGTTGTTAGTTCAACAGCTGACCAATCGGGGCATCGGGTATTTTCCCGATGGTAGGGTAAAGTTCGAGTTGAAGGGCACTCGCGCTTCCGGCGATTTAAACACGTCACTAGGGAATTGCATCCTAATGTGCGCCATGACCTGGTCGTGGTCTAAGCGCACGGGGGTGCACATCGAGCTCGCCAATAACGGTGATGACTGCATGTACATAATGGAAGAATGTGACGAGCAGCGATGGCGCGACGGATTCGACGACTACTACAGAAAGAAGGGGTTCCGCATGGTACTGGAGGACACAGTGCATGAGGTTGAACAACTTGAGTTCTGTCAATCCCACCCGGTTTGGGTGGAAGACCATTGGATGATGGTACGCAATCCGTGCGCAGTAGTGACGAAGGGGTCCATGTGCCTACAACCTATAGAGAATGATAAGCAACTACGAAAGTGGATGATGGCGATTGGAGTTGGAGAGGGGACATTGCAGAGTGGTGTCCCAGTACTTCAGTCGTTCGCGGCAGCTATGCGGCGCAATGGGGTGCGCTGTAGTGATGCTGACGTGGATCGTGCATTTAGTGGTAGCAACAGACTTATGGGCATAAAGTTGGACCCAACAATAACCCACATCTCCGAGGAGACAAGAGCGTCGTTCTTCAGAGCGTTCGGGATCGGGCCCGATGCGCAAGAAGCTTTAGAACAACATTACCAAGAGTGGCGCTTATCCACGCATAGTGAGCATGTTTCAGCTGGTGACTTCAAACGGGCGATGCCCTCAGAGCCNGCTATGCTTGGTCTCCTTGTACCGCCCGTTTAATTTCCTACAAACACAACAACAACAACAGCAACATGGCGAAACAAAGAATGACCGTTATGATGAAGAAGCAGAAAACAAATAAACAAAAGAAGAAGACGTCGCGGGGTCCTACACCGATAGGAACTGCTCTGCGTGGCTTGGGATCGCTGGGCGGAGGAGCCTTGGGTGGGTACTTAGGTAACCCGCTCCTTGGGTCTGCTGCTGGGAGCCAACTTGGGGCGCTTGCGTCCAAATGGTTGGGTTTCGGCGATTATGCAGTCACTAGCAATTCAGTTATTTCGAAGGCATCGACCTCGATTCCAAGCATGCACAGGGATGACCAGTCCGTCATCGTATCTCACAAGGAGTATGTTGGTGTCATCACCAGCTCCACAAACTTTGCCGTCCAGTACGAGTTACCATTAAACCCGGGCATGGCTGCCTCATTTCCGTGGCTCGCAAATATTGCTTCGAGGTTCTCGGAGTACGCGTTCCGTGGTGTGGTATTCCATTATGTCCCGTCGTCAGGTACAGCGGTGGCAGGTACGAACCCAGCTCTGGGTTCTGTGATGATACAGACGAGTTACCGCGCGTCAGATGGCGCACCTTCAGACAAGGCTGAGATGCTGAATGAGTATTGCGCGTCGCAAGGCGTGCCGAGTGAAACGTTTATCCACCCCATTGAGTGCAATCCGAAAGAAAATCCGTTCAATGTTCATTATGTGCGCAACACGGCACCACCATCGAGTGAGCCGTTGATGTCGTACGACCTTGGCCGCACATTTGTGGCAACATCAGGTCAATTGACAACTGGATCAGTACTTGGAGATCTCTGGGTTACTTATGAGGTGGAACTAAAGAAACCGGTGATCCGGTCGGCAGTGGTGTCAGAAGCATTCTCGATGTACAAATTTACGGGCACCATTCCAAATCTTGGGCAATTGTTTGCCGGAACCAAGGAATCGCTTGGGCCAGATCTTTTCAAGTTCTCGGCTTCGACGATTGTGGTCCCGGCCCGTACGGCAAAGCAGGTGTTGATCGCCTTCCATTTGCCAGGGTCAGCAATGAGTACTTTCCACAAGGTGAACAACCCAACTTTAATTAACGCTACACTACAAAACGTGGGTATTGGTGCCGATATATACACGTCTTCAGTGACCATTGGTGAGTCCAACATCATTTCGGTGTTGTTGGTCGACATCTCTGATCCGACGTTGCCAGCATCAATCAACCTATTCAACACTTATTCTGGCACTGGCACGTTGGGGAACAGTGTTCTCCTGACGGTCTCAGCAATCAACTAATCAGAAAGCGCTTGCATGTATTCATATCTTTACAATACTTCATCAACCCGAAAATCCACAAACATGAGAGAGAGAAGAACAGCGGTTAAGTGTGTCGAACAAGGACTAGAAACCAATAGTAGGTGAGAACCGGTCTCGTGTGAATGCAACATACACGAGTTAGGAGCCGGCACCTGGAGTTG